GGCCGTGACAAGGTCAATCGGAATCACCACATCGGATGCAGAAGCGGTAAAGTCACATAAAAGCTCCTGACGTATCTCCATCTCTGTCATCTGCGCCTGCATGTCCTTGAGCTCTTCGGTAGGAAGCACCCCCGTCTCATCCGCCCGATAAATACAAGAGTACCAACCATCGGATTTCTCCGCGTGTTGGTACATCTCGTAAAACTGATTCTGTCCTTTTGGGGTCCCGATGAATACCGCCCATCCTTCGCGGTCTGCAAGCGCAGGACGGATAACACCGCCCCAGAGCTCCGGCTTGATATCCGCATACTCGTCAAGGATTACACCGTCGAGGTAGATGCCTCGCAGCGCATCGGGATGATCTGCACCGATGATATAGAGCCGTGCGCCCGGTGAGCGTGCGTGCCTTGTCGGCAGCTCGATATACAGTTCTGATTCATTGACATTGCGCCCAGGGATTGGATTCGTGTAGTATTTTAGATACTCCCACGCCACGCGTTTTGCCTGATTGCGGTACGGCGCGACATAGGCGTAGACAGGTGCTTTCTTCTCGTTGAGCACCGCCTTTTTTATCATCTCATTCACCGTGCCGACCGTCTTGCCGAAACGGCGGTGACACACGAGCACCGCAAAACGGTTCTTCGAAAGCGCGGGATGAATCGTGTCGCGCCAGAGCGGACGCGGCGTATATGGTATGACAATCTCACTCATGTGCCGCCCTCCCATCGGAATGTCAAGGGAGCACCATCCGCCCCACTTACCTGCGTCTTGTTGATGTAAACCCCATCCATCTTGTTGAGAAGATCCATCGCCTTGAGCCGATCCGTCTTTGCCGTCTCCTCATCGCGGGCAAATTGCGTTAAGAGTTCGCGCCTCTCAGCTGCGTCCATGATCTTGCGCGAATCCATTTCGCGACGCAGTTCTGCAATACGTGACTGAACCTTAGCATTTCTTAGCAATTTGGCAGCACAAACAGCAGCCGTATTGTCTGACCGCACCTTGTACCCCGCACGCTTGTAGGCTTCGGTGGCATTTCCACACCGTACAAATTCCACACAAAAATTTTCCTGTAACCGCTGCATCATGCCACCTCCTCTGCACATTCTTACCCAAACAGAGAGCCCCGCACATCCTCGATGCGCTGCTTTGCTACCTCGAAATACTTATCCTCGCGCTCGATGCCGATGAACCGCCGTCCCTCCTGCACACAGGCAATGCCCGTTGAACCGCTGCCCATGAACGGGTCAAGAACGGTATCGCCCGTACGCGAACTTGTACGGATGATACGCGAGAGAATATCAACGGGTTTTTCGCAGGTATGGAAACGCTTCTGCATCGGAATCGTTTCCCTCTCCCACACATTGCAGTGCGCCGCATCGTTTGCGTGCGTATGCCTCAAGCCCTCATACTCCTGCCGCAGTCCCTCATACTCCTTCCGCAGCTCCTCGTAGTTCTTGCCGAAGCCCAACGGCTCATAGACAGCCTCCCACACCGCACGCGTCGGAATTGCAAATTGGGAATCTTTGAAATAATGTCTTGAAATCATATATGGTTCTTTCCCCGTCGTAGTCTTATAAGCGGCGGAGATGTCATCATCTGTGAGGTCAAGGCGTTTTTTCTCAGTAACGTACCAATCCTTTATCGAACGGTAACAGTCGGGGTTGCTGTTGATTCGATCTACTCCTATAGAGTGCGCCCATACCCCCGTCCCCACCTTGAAGAAGTGCAGACAGTACTCGCAACGGTTGAACCACTGCCGCAGTTGCCCGGGGTTGCGGTTCAGCCACGACCGCGCCCGATAACTAATACCCTTGTCCCAGACGCAGAAACTGATAAGCCGAAACGATCCGTTTTCATGCACATCATGTATAATTTCAGCGATCTGCGTCATGTCATTGTGCCACATATAGAGAACACCGTTCTCCTTCAACACACGGGCGGACTCCTCAAAGAAACGGCGCATAAAGACGGGATAATCGTCGATCCTGTCCCATGTGTTTGTTTTCTTCTTCCCCTTTGTTTTCGTTTGAACACCGATGTTATACGGCGGGTCTGCAAGGACGAGTGCGACACTCCCGTCCGCTATCTCCTTCATCCGCTCGAAACAGTCCCCATGAAGCAGGGTAATATCGTCCACACATCCGCCTCCTCTGCAATCAAAAAGGACACCGCCGCAGCCGTGTCCTCCGAGCGTTTCCCGCAGTACCGCGCTCTATCCCCTATAAAATTTATATCTCCCGCCAACGACCTATAAAAAATCGCAAAAACTTACATCTCACCCCACGAGAAAAACCGCCTCGATTGAGACGGCCATTCCGTGAGATGTAGGAGGAGAGATCAGTGGTTGGGGTTATCCCCAAACTACCCACAATAGCATTTTAGCACCGAAAAGAGCGTTTATGGGAGGTATCTATTTAATTTTTTCTGCTCAAGTTTTAGATATGCTTCGACAACACGGTCAATGATATATCGCCACATATCCTTAAGCACAGCCTCACCAACGAAAAACTCCGAGTTTAGAAACCGCGCACGCATCGTCTCGCAGTACATCATCTGTGTGCGTACCAACCACGCCTTACGTCCTCTGCCTGTCTTGTCGCGTGATGCCTTGCGCCGTGCATCGAGGAATATCTTCTTACGCTCCGAAAGCCCGCGCTCTACAAACTCCACCGCATGCAGCCATGTATAGGCAGGATAGGTCTCGTCAAACTTCACACCGCGAAGAGCCTCCGTCTCTGTCGGATGCCCAGGAAGATTCCCACCGCCGCCCTGTACGTTGTTCCCTCTCACATACTCCTCGCGCTTCAGGCGGTAGGTTTTCAGCTCCTCCGTATAGTTCAGCAGCATGGATTCTGCCTGTTTGCGATCCTGCCGAATCTCATCTGCCATCTGCAAGGCTGCATCGTTCTCAAGCAATGTGTTTCCTCCTGTCCGCCTCAATCCGTCACCATCCGATAGCATCCAAAAAAGCAGATACCGCACACTTTCGTCATGCACCCGCCGCCTATTTATCTTTTTTTGTCGCTTCAATGATTTGCTTCGACACATCGAGAATGTAGTTCAAGTTATTCTCTGTCGTGTATCGTGCGACAATCATAGTAATCATTGTATCTTTCCCCGGAATAGCGACAAGCAACAGGATGTTTACCATCATCAGCACAACGATGGTTTTTATTCTCTTATAGTATTTTCCTACAAACGCCTCATAACCGTCGTCAAATTCAAGCAAAACATGCATCGCACCGATGATACAAAAACAGATAAAAGACGTCATAGTGGCGAGCAGAAAGCTCTTCAATCCAGAAATTACGTCCACCCAATAAAATATCCATGGATTAACTATCGGCTCCATTGCGTTCATTCCTCCTCCAAAAGCTCATAGCGTTCCACCTCTGCCGCCGATAACCTGCGGTCATAATACACCGCACCACAGCACCGTCGTCCGTTCACCTCGCACGCCACATATTCCACGCGCACAGGATGCGGCGGCACCGCGCCAATATTTGGCGGGCGCAGCGGGCAGTAGTACTTGTACCATGTCTCCATCACACCGCCTCCTTCAGTCCCACGTCCAGCCATCTTCAATCAACGCGATAAAAGCACGGACACACTTCCTCATGCCTTCCTCGTTTACAAATCCATTGTAATCAAGATGCACAAAATCCGGGTCATACCCGCGATAGATTGTTATGCCGTAAGACTCACCATCGTAATCATCCATGACAGCCTCATATTCCTGCCCACCATAGGAAAACTCACAGACGATTCCGCTTTCGTCCTGTGTCATGGACTCAATGTGATAATCCATCACCGCACCTCCCGAAAGATAATATCCGTCTCGCGCATCATGTGGAGAAAGAGCTTCTTGCGCAGCAGATAGTCCCGCGTGCGTAGACCCTTGACCTCGATTACCTCAGAATGCCCGTCCGCATACGTCACGAAGAAATCCGCTGTGTAGGTAATCGGCTTCTGATTCTTCCCCGTGTTGTCCTTGAACCCTGCAAGGAGCGTGTAGGACGGTTGGAAGTCGATGCGGACAATCTCGCCATGCTGTTTGCGTGAGAGCAGGTCAAGATAGATTTCCGCTTCCCGCTTGCTGTCAAACGTACGCCCGCATACCATTGTCTTGCGTGCGTTGTACTTGTTCTTCTTCATTCCCCATGCTCCTCGAAATAGAATTTGACGGGCTTGCCTGTGATCCGCACCAGTCCATGAGCAAGAGCAAGTCGGAAGATAAACAACTTTTCGAGCCGACCAGCGATAAGTCCCAGTTGTTCACGCAAACCATCAACGCTCATGGTGGACTTGTAGAAATTGCATGAACGGCACGCGGGGCGATAGTTCGAACGTTCATCTTCCCCGCCGAGGTAGACGGATTGAACATGATCGACCTGCATCTCCTTGATGTCAATCTCCCTGCCGCAGTAGGCGCAGTGCCCGCCGTACATCTCGTATACCTCACGGCGCATATCCTTCGACAAGGATTTCCGTCGCCTTGCCCCCGTGATCTCCTGTTTTTGTTCCCGCATCACATTCCCGATTGCCTCCCGCGCCGTCGGATCGGACTTTTTGCACGGTGTGTATTCGTCCATGACTGCACCTCCTCACATATCAAGCAAGGCATACTCTCTTGCAAACTCATCGCAAGACATCGTTCGCAGCCATTTCCCATATTCATCCCACACTACAAAGCTTCTAGGATATATCTTTTTATCCGGTCCGCCATAAGTATCTGCTTCCTCGTTTGCAATCCACCAGCCATCCACGCCGTGAAATATTTTTGACGATGCAATTGCCTCAAGAAACCACGGGGATATTTGTGTTTTGTCTTTCCCTTTTGTAACTGCCTCAAAAAAATCCTCGCCGTCAAAATAGACAGCCTCTACAAGTCCCGAACGTTGACGATATATTGCCATGTCGCCGCCTCCTCAAAGCCACCCTTTTTCCTCACACTGATTATTGACACGCTCCTGCATTTTACGCCGCGCCGCAAGGTCATAACCGATTGCTTCCAGCGCCGTGGTAGCCGCAGTAATCACGTACGTGAGTCTTTCGGCAAGTTTATCTTTGCGTGAGGAGTCAAGAGCAAACTCCCTCAACTCCTCACTCGATGCTGATGCATAGCGCTTCGTCGCAACGACGTACAGATATGCTTTCTGCGCTTCTGTTTGACTATGAAACGGGTCAAACGTTCGCATCCCATGCCCGAGACACGGATGCGGCTCCCACGGCATCAGATACGGAACCATTACAAATTCGTCCATGTCATTCACCTCCGATAATCTTCAAACCGTTCACATGATCGGAATATGATCTTATTGTTCACCCACCGTTGCAGCCGCCGTGTCTCTTTCGGTGCTCTCTGCTTGTCGTAGATCATGACATACGGATCATAGCCGTGCTCTCTCAGCCAGTACACCCGCCGCACATCCTCCGCGTGCGTGCTCCAATAGTTTGTGAGGACGTACACCTTACGCTTGCGGTAGTCCGTCACCGTCGATTTCTCCGCGAACATTTCGAGCATACGAGGGACGATCTCATCATGCGGATTGTCCCATGCGAAATGGAGCATTTTCACGTTGCACGCATTCAGCAGGTCGATATTCTCCGCCGTCAATAGCCGCGCGTCTATCCCTTGTGTAAAGTCTGTCCACGCGCCGCTCTCTGCAATCTGTCCGAGCAGTTCCATGTGTTCCGATGCGGCAAGTAGGTTCGGGTCAAGCAGCTTGATTGTCTTCTCACCGCTCCAAAACTCTCTCAGGTCTGCCACTTTGCGGCTTGCTCGCCCCTCTTTATCTGCCACAATACAGAACGGGCACGCCCTCGGACATCCGCGTGTAAGAAAGCCGTAGGCAGTCGCTGTGTCGCCGTAGAGGGCATAGTCGGGATAGATGTGCTCAATCTCATGCGGTAGGGTATGTGTCCTATCCGTTCCCGTCCCGCCGACCTCCGCGCCAATCTCCGCGAGTCGCCGCGCCGTCTCTGCATTCGCCGTAAAGACACACGCCGCATAGAGCTTGTCATAGCCGCCGAACAAGTCGCCGCCGAGGAGAACGTCATCAGGTCGTAGCAGGTGGACGCTATCGCCTTGACGTTTGTGCCATGCAGACAGTTTCATCAAGACGAGATTCGGGAAGTTATGCCCGTCTACGTCAACCAGTCCGACTTTCATCCACTGCCTCCACCAATACGAGCACGAGCGATCCGCGCGTTTTCAGTTGCCGCTCCCCCGCATCCCACGCTTTGCTGCGCTCCTCAATTCTGCGAAGTGCGGCGGGGGGGGGGGGCCCCCTCGCCGGGTTTCTCTCCTCCCCCCCCCCACCCTCGCGA